AATGTTGGTATGATTATGAAAAATGGAAAGGAATTATCATATCTTCAAGCATTTTGTAAGAGATATGCAGAAGACTATAATTTAACGCCACATGGAATAAAGAGAATTATTTTAAAAGAGTGTTGGGCAAATGTTTAAACTTAATAAAAATATTACAGTAAAAACTCCATCTGGATTTAAATCTTTTTCTGGAATTCAAAAAATATACAAACCTTTTTATCATTGGATAATATTTGATGATGGATCTGAAATAAAATGTTCCGATAATCATTCGTTCGGTAAAGAAAAGATTAAAGCATCAGCAATTAAAGTTGATGATCTTTTACAGGGAAAAAAAGTAGTTTATAATGAAATTGTGGAGGAAGGAATATATCTTTATGATTTACTTGATGTTGGTGAAGATAATCTTTACTATTCTAATGGTATAGTATCACACAACTGTGAATTTTTAGGATCTGTTGATACATTGATATCACCAAGTAAACTCAGAACACTCGTATATGACCACCCAAAGGCCCGTAGTGCTGGTTTAGATGTCTATGAGGACCCTATAGAAGAACACGACTATTTGATTACTGTAGACGTTGCTAGAGGCGTAGGAAATGATTATTCAGCATTTACTATAATTGATATTACTCAGTTTCCTCATAAAGTTGTTGCAAAATATAGACATAATGAAATAAAACCAATGCTGTTCCCCAGTATAATCCACGAAGCAGCAGTTGCGTATAATAACTCATATATTCTATGTGAAGTAAATGATGTTGGAGATCAAGTAGCAAGTATTCTTCAATATGATTTAGAATATAATAATCTTCTTATGTGTTCAATGAGGGGAAGGGCGGGTCAAATTGTTGGACAAGGATTTTCTGGTAAAAAGACTCAATTGGGAGTTAAGATGTCAAAAACTGTTAAAAAAGTTGGATGTCTTAATCTCAAGACTATGATTGAAGAAAGTAAATTGATATTAAACGATTATGAAATAATTTCAGAATTAACAACTTTTATACAAAAACACAATTCGTTTGAGGCTGAGGAAGGTTGCAATGATGACCTAGCAATGTGCTTGGTCATTTATGCTTGGTTAGTTGCTCAAGATTATTTCAAAGAACTTACCGATCAAGACGTAAGAAAAAGACTATATGAAGAACAAAAGAATCAAATAGAACAAGATATGTCGCCATTTGGATTTATATCTGATGGATTAAATGAAGAAAAGACCTTTGTTGATGAAGATGGAGATAGATGGTTTTTAGACGAATATGGAGATAGATCAACTGAATGGGATTATATGTGGAAATACTAACAAAATATGGAAATTGATAAGCAACTGAATTTGGGTCACTTATTATTTACAGACAGAAAATGTAGAACTTGTGGGTTAAATAAAAATTTGGTAGGTGAATTTTATAGAACTCGCAAGGATAGAGGGCCTGTTGCATCATCATATTCATATGAATGTAAAGAATGTACTGTAAAACGAGTTATTAATAATAAAAGATTACCTCATCTAAATGTAAATTGGCAATATCCAGACTGGTAATAATTCACGTCACATTTCCCCCACGTAAAGTTATTTTTTAATAAATAATTTTTAGTTAAACTGAGATCTTACGGAGAAAAAAATGGCAACTCCTCAATTATCTCCTGGTACACTAATCAGAGAGGTTGATTTAACAGTAGGAAGGGCAGATAATGTATTGGATAATATTGGAGCAATTGCTGGTCCTTTTTCAATTGGTCCTGTAAATCAGGCTATTGATATCACCAATGAACAAGCATTGATAGATACTTTTGGAAAACCAATTTCTTCAGATAGGCAGTTTGAATATTGGATGAGTGCTTCATCATTTCTCTCTTACGGTGGAATTCTTAAAGTAGTAAGAGTTGATGATAATAATCTTAAAAATTCAAGAGTTGGTTATGGTACAACTGCAACAGTAAAAATTAATAATTTTGATGATTATAATTCTCAGAGTACTGGCGCATATCATTTTGCAGCAAGGACACCTGGAACTTGGGCTAATGGATTGAAAGTATGTGTAATTGATGATAAAGCAGATCAAATCATTGGACTCGCAACAACTAATCCTGGAGCAATTGGTGCTCAAATTGGATTTGGAGTTTCTGTTGGAATTAGCACAGTTGTAGCAGGATCTGGTAGTACATCAACATTTAATGGATATCTAAAAGGAATTGTTGTTGGTGTAAATTCAGGAATAACAACTGCAAGTTCTACAATTGAAGTTAAAATTCTTTCTAGAGTATCAACTGGTGGAACAGAAACATTAATTAATTATTCCGAAGGATCTGAATATAGTGCTATTGTAGCAAATAAAACTCTCACATTCATATCTACTTCTGGAGTTTCTACTGGTTCTACAATAGTAGCATCTTCAGTTCTTGATTGGTATAATGAACAAACATTAGGTCTTTCAAATTCAACAATTTATTGGAGATCTATTGCACCAAAGCCTATTACCACTCAGTATGCATTGACAAGAAATTGTAATAATGATGCTTTAAATATTGCAATTGTAGATGATACTGGTTCCATCACAGGAGTTCAAGGAAATCTTTTAGAAAAGCACGTTGGAATTTCTAAGGCTACTGATGCAATTTCTGGAGTAAATTCTCCACAAAAAGTATGGTATAGAAATTATCTTGCAAACTTCTCCAGTTATGTTTATTCTGGAACAAATTATTATACTTCTACAGATACCGTAAATAATATCACACCAGTTTCTGGAGGATTTACAACTTATTCTGGTATTCCAAGTGCATCTTTTTCTCCAGTTTCCATTTCAAATGGAGGTTGGAATCAAAATGCTCAGAATATTACATTTAATGTAATTGGAAATCAATCTTTCACGTTATCTGCAGGAGCAGATTATACTGGAAACGGTTCTAGAGCAACTCTTGGTGGTCTTGTTACTGCTTATAATCTTTTTACCAATGAAGATGAAGTTGCGGTAGATTATCTGATTGGAGGTCCTGGACTTGATACTGTTGAAGAGTCTCAAGCAAAAGCAAATCAATTAATCTCTATTGCTGAAAGTAGAAAGGATTGTGTGGCTGTAATTTCTCCACATAGAGCCAGTGTAGTTGATATAACAAATACAACCACACAAACAAATAATATCATTCAGTTCTTCTCACCATTATCATCTTCATCATATGCAATTTTTGATAGTGGATATAAGTATACATTTGATAGATTTAATAATCTTTTCAGATATATTCCTTGTAATGCTGATATTGCTGGTTTAATGGCCAGAACAAATATTAATGCCTATCCTTGGTTCTCTCCAGCAGGATTACAAAGAGGTGTGTTAAATAATGCAATCAAACTTGCTTACAATCCAACAAAAGCTCAAAGAGATTTACTCTATCAAGCAAGAATAAATCCTATCATTAATCAACCAGGTTCTGGAGTTGTTCTTTTTGGAGACAAAACTGCCTTAGTATATTCATCTGCCTTTGGTAGAATCAATGTTCGTAGATTATTCTTGACTGTTGAACAGGCATTAAAGAGATCATCTCAAGCTCAACTTTTTGAGTTAAATAATCAAACAACTAGATCAAACTTTGTGAATATTGTTGAACCATATCTAAGAGATGTTCAGGCAAAAAATGGAATCTATGATTATCTTGTAATTTGCGATGAATCAAATAATACTCCTGATATAATTGATAACAATGAGTTTAGAGCTGATATTTTCTTACAGCCAACTAGATCAATTAATTATATCACACTCACATTTGTTGCCACTAGAACCGGCATTTCTTTTGAAGAAGTTGCTGGTAGAGTCTGATTTAATTTTAGTAAAAAAACACGGAGGTTCTAAAAATGTCTACACTCAGAACAATTACTGGATTTAAAGAAAGACTTGCTGGTGGTGGTGCAAGACCCAATTTATTTGAAGTTGAAATTCCAGCATTTCCAACCTCAATTACAAATTTATGGAATGCTGCGGCTGGGGGAGAATCTGAAACATTTAAGTTTTTATGTAAAACAGCATCTCTACCAGCTTCAACAATTGCTTCAATTGATGTTCCATTTAGAGGAAGAACTCTTAAAGTTGCAGGTGATAGAAGTTTTGATGTTTGGAATGTTACTATTATTAATGATGAGAATTTCAAATTAAGAACTGCATTCGAAAGTTGGATGAATGTTATGAATAGACTTGAGAATGCTACGGGAGCAACTAGTCCCAGTTCATATATGGTAGATGCTTATGTTCATCAACTTGGAAGAGGAGCTGGAACAAGAGAATCAACAAATAATAGTAATAATGTTAATAGTTCTGCAATTACTCCATTAAGAACTTATAAATTTAATAGTATTTTTCCAACTAATGTTTCTGCAATTGATCTTTCTTATGATTCTGAAAATTCAATTGAAGAGTATAGTGTAGAGTTTCAAGTACTTTACTGGACTGCAGGGGAAGGATCAACTAACGGTGTAGATGCAACCAATACAATTATTAAGTGATAAATAGTAATACTTAAAATACGTTCTTAGTATATAATGGCAAAATTATTTGGATTCTCTATTGAAGATGAGGGAAAAGAATCTCCATCTATACTTTCTCCAGTTCCACCTAATAATGAGGATTCTTCAGATTTTTATTTAAGTAGTGGATTCTTTGGTTCTTACGTTGATATTGAAGGAGTTTATAGAACTGAATTTGATCTAATTAAAAGATATCGTGAAATGGCACTTCATCCAGAATGTGATAGTGCCATTGAAGATATTGTTAATGAAGCAATTGTTAGTGATACCAATGATACGCCAATACAAATTGATTTAGATAATTTAAATGCTAGTGATGGAATAAAAAAGAAAATAAGGCAAGAGTTTAAGCAAATTTTAGAACTTTTAGATTTTGATAAAAAATCACACGAAATATACAGAAATTGGTATGTTGATGGTAGACTTTATTATCATAAAGTTATAGATTTAAAAAATCCAGAAGCGGGAATACAAGAATTAAGATACATTGACGCAATGAAAATGCGTTATGTTCGTCAACAAAAGAAGAGTGAAAATGATAAAAAAATAAATCGTCTGGGGAGAATGAATGTTGATGACCCAATGGAATATGAATTTCCTGAGATTGAAGAGTATTTTGTTTACAATCCTAAAATGTCTTATCCAACCACTAATCCATCATCTTTAGGTGGAACTAGTGGGATTAAATTTACAAAGGATTCAATAACATATTGCACTTCAGGTCTTGTAGATAGAAATAAAGGTTCAACACTTTCATATTTACACAAAGCAATTAAATCTCTCAATCAATTAAGAATGATTGAGGATTCTCTTGTAATTTATAGATTATCAAGAGCCCCTGAAAGAAGAATTTTTTATATTGATGTGGGTAATCTTCCAAAAGTTAAGGCAGAACAATATCTTCGTGATGTGATGATGCGTTATAGAAATAAACTTGTTTATGATAGTTCAACAGGTGAGGTTAGGGACGATAAAAAATTTATGGCAATGCTTGAAG